AGTTGAAATTTTTGTCCTAGATAATCGAAATTTTTATTCATGTTGCTAACCTTAATTTTAATAGTGTTTTGATAAATATTACTTACTTAACTCGTAGTTCAAATAAGTTGTATTAAATTTTTTACCTGAAAATATGTCAGTTAAATCGCGAAGTATACTTTTTATTTGCGGACGAATATCCAGAGTGTATCTTATTTTAGGTGGATACAATTTGGCGTCAAAAATTCTATGACAAATTGTCTCATCACCAAGCTTAATATATAGATTAAAATTCTCAGGTCCGTCAGTATTTGAGGTTTCTAAAATGTTTGGGTCATCAAAAATTTCATCTTGATTCTCTAACATGTAGATAACAGTTTTCATTTCTAATGCATGTTCTAATGTTGTAGACAATCCTTTTACATAATCATACAACTCCATAGAAGCACGAGCCACAGGGTTGTATCCTTTTACATTGTAAAATCGTTGTACTACAATATTTTCATTCAATGTGATGAGAAATTCCATTTTTGTTACATCTAATTCTTTCATAATTTAATTGTTTGAGTTTTTGTATTTTCTTTTTTCTTTTCTTGTTAGTTTCATAAAGGGTCTGATGAAGTTTACAAACGCATCATCATTTTTTGGAAGGTATTTCATAAAACCATCTTTAGTCATCATTCTAATCAGGTTTTTATAACCCCTACCTTCAGGGTCTAATGTTTCTTGGTAATAAAGTTCAACAATTTCTTTTCCTTCTTCCGTTATTAAAGGGTTCTTCAAATCTACGATTTTTTTGTTAATACTGAAAAATTCTTCTCCAAAAATACCGCTTTTTGTTTTTCCTGATAATAAATTTTTGAGTACAACATTCTCTTTGTCTTCTTTTAATAAAATTTCTGCCTTGGTTAAAATATCTTCAACAGATGTTGGTTTGTCAAGAATCTCAGGGAAAAACTTAACTAGTGTTTTTTCACCTAAGTAATAAATTCCTGACACATTGTCTGATTTATCACCTGTTAATACTTTCAAAGTGAATACGTTATATAATGGGAACTCATATTCCGATATCTTTACTTTATCACCTTTTTTGTACCATATCTTAGATATTGGAGAATAGATTGATGTTGTATCATCAACAAGTTGTATATAATCCTTATCTGATGAAAATATTGTTTTATTTTCATCAATTGCAATCTTACAATAATAAGATATACCATCATCTGACTCACAGTTATCAATCATAACCTGACGAACAAAACATTCTTCAAGGTATTCTTTAACTCTGTTTTTTTGGGTAAGATATGACTCGAACTTATGTTCGTTCATTTCTTGTCTTCGATTTAGTTTGTAGTCAGGATATAGTTTACGTCTAGTGATTGAATTGTTTTCTCCATCCCAAAAAACAATGACTTTGTCGTAATTGTTGTCATCCACTTGTTTTCTAATGGTGTTGATAAAGTGGTATACTCCTCCGATATGATTTCCATCAACGAATAATTCTTTGACTCCATGGAATCCGATTTTAAATAGATTATCTCCATCAACTAATAAAGTTTTCACAATATTTTATTTATTGTTCAGACTCTTCTTCTTTCAAAGAAAACTCCCCATCAGTACCAATAATTTCTTTCCAATATTCAGCATAATCTTTCTTATACTGTTCAATGGACTTCTTCTCTTCAGCCGCTTCTTTACCCGCCAAAAATCCATGTGGTGTTACAATAATTCTTCCATCTTCATAACCTAGTCCATTTATGTGATTTTTTAAAACAGACACTTTAGTTCTAATTGCAAACTTTACTGTTCTTTTATCTTTTGTAGCTGTAATTTTATTTGTACCAGCACCTTTTTGATTACCAAACAAAAATACCAAAGAAGAATTCAACCAAATTGCTTCACCACCTTTAGCCTTAATTTTTGGTTGTCCGAATGGATTATCAGGTAATTCAACCCATGGTTGATTGACAATCACAAGTGTGTTCTCATATTTAGAATCTGACTTACGAGACCCTGAAATACGTTGGTTGATACCCATACCTATTTTGTCAGCCAAAACAGCCGCATTGTGTTGTTTACCACCTTTACCTTCATATGTCATCTTACATGGAACAGAACCTACAGAATCCCAAAGAAATAATAAATCATATTCTAATTCACCCTTTTCTTGAGCGTCTAAAAGTTGATTAATGTAATCAGTGATTTGTTCAATATAACTAAAGTTATTATTAAAAATAAAGAACCCGTCCCAATCCATTTCACCAGTCTCAGTATCAACAACCTCTTCACATTCAAACCCCATCAACTTCGCATGTTCAAAAGACCATTTCTGTTCAGTGATAATGAATACAGGTAAAATACCTTGTTTTTGCGCTGAAACCGCAGCTTTCACTAACGCTGTTGTTTTTCCTGTATCAGAGTGACCAAGAAACATATTTAAGTGTCCAATTGCCGGACCAGGTAAACCAACCGCATCTAAAAAATCTTGACCTAAGTCAAAATAACGCTGTGGTTTGTATTTTGCCGAAGTAGAAAATTTCTTCTTCAGTGAACTAAAATCATTTTTTTTGATTGCCATATATTATTGAATAATAAAAGATGGTGCAGACATTGCCTGCACCATCAGATTAGTTTTTTTAGAATGGGAGGTCTTCATCCGCATCCATATTTGCCTGTGGGTCTGTGTAGTTACTAGAACTACTTGAGCCACCCATAGTCATTGTCTCGCTCATATCATCACCATAGATATATTTTCCTTGGTCTGAATCCCAACGAGGTACTTCACCACGAGCGATAGCCTCAAGATATTCTACAGGTTTTTTAGAATACACATCTTCCCAAGTCAATTCATCTTCCAACCACGTTTTCATTGTGTCAGCATTCTCATGAAGAGCACAAGGGTCATCATACATAATAGTTGATACATTGGTATACGCTTTACCTGCTCCTGTTTTAGACTTTGTCAACTCAATGATAAGGTCTCGACCTTTTTGTGAATCGGTAATATCACCTTTTTGTCTCCAAATAGGAATAATCTTATCAAGAATACCCTCGTTTTTGTAATTGTGCTTGAATCGCCAAAACTTAACACCCTCATCTTCAGCATCACGGTCAATAACCTTTACAATATAAAACTTTCGAGATTTATATTGTTTTGCCAATTCTTTATCAGATTCTTTTCCCGTTGACATCAACTCTTCATAAACTTCGTTCAAAGGTGAACGCTCGTTGTCATTTTTACCCGGGTCATAAAATTTTTGCCATTTACCACCAACTTGAATCTCGTGGTACCACACTTCAACAAATGGACTAGAACCATCTGGTGTTGGTAGAATACGAACTCTACGTTGTCCTGAAGATTGGTTGTCTCCAAGAATACAAGCGAAGTACTTCTTCATTCGTTCCTCTTGGGACATCTTGCTGTTACTGTTTCCGCCTGCGGATTTTGATTTTTCATACTGTGCCAAAACGGCGTCTAATGTGTTACTCATGTTTTTTTTGTTTTACTTGTTTAGTTCAAAATTAGTTATTGTTTTTCTCTTTGTCAAATGACGTTATAAAAAAAAGGTTGGTGTTTCCACCAACCCATAATATAATCAAAATAACATAAAAATCAATATCTGAATTCGTCTTCTTCCTCTGAAGAACTATCAAATGTTTTTCTAATTTCGTCAGGATTTACATCCTCAACTTCATCAGAAGTTAAGACATATTCATTTTTTCCCGTCTTTTCCATTTCATCTTTTTTGTCAACAAAAAAGTCTGTAAGTTTTTGATTGAATGGACCACTATCTAAACTTCTTAACTCTAATTTTTCTTCAGGAGTTTTAGGTCTCATCTTTTCAATTTTCATTTCCAATGAATTCAACTGTTGAACTAAATTATCCATTTCACCTAATTTCTGTTCTAAATTAGATAATTGACCAAACAATTGTTCAAAATATTGGTCTTGTTTTGACGCAATGTCTTTTTGAGATGTAACTAATTCAGTAACATCAACTTCATCCGATTCACCAGTCTCAGGTTCTTCAACCTCACCTTCATCACCAATTTTTTCAACCTCAGGGTCTGTTTCAATGTCAATTGGTTCTGCGTTAGTTGGTGGTATTGGAGAAACTTCAGATGGTGGTGTTTCTTCGTCAGATGTTGGTTCAACTCCAGGAGGAGCTGGAACGTCTTGTTCTGCAATATACTTATTGATACGTTTGTATCTATTAATTTCGTCTAATATTTTCTTTTCAACACTCATTGGATTATCCGTTTAATAATTGTTTAACTCCTTGTGGCGTTTCTACTTGGACTCTTCTGTGTGTTTGCATTGTGTTGTCAACTCTTTCAATTAGACCATCTTTCATTCTAACTACATAACAATCACCTGTATCTAAGTCACACACTTGTTTTGTACCATCGCCCATGTCTTTTTCACTAGTTCTGGTTTTTTTACCAAGGTAACTATCTAAAATCATATTTATGTCCATAACATTATTTTTACTATAAATATCAAAGTCTAAAGAAAACATCAAATCTTTGATATTTTTGTGTTCTACTATTATCTGCAGAGCCATCTGAATTTATTGGTTGGAACGCCATTTCAAATTGAAAGAGGTATTCCCCTTTATATTCTTTTTCAGGATAATTTTTGACGGGGTCTTCACCAAAAACCTCATCAATGATTAAATCATAGATGACATCAATATCAATAATTGACTGTCCATCACTTGCAATGTAATTTGAACCGTTAATACCAAAAGGTGAAACGTCACCAGAACCTAATTCACCGACTGTTGAGTCATCAGGTGTTGTCTTCCACCCATAATTAAAACCAAATATTTTCCATAAACCAACATTTGGTTTTATTTCAGCACTAAATGATTCAACAACCGAATAATTACCAAGTGTTATTATATTTTTAGTAACATCCGCCAATTCTTCAAACACACTTGAGTTTGTGTTTGTAGTTGTATTAGTTGCAGGGTCTTGTGTTCCTGACAATTCATTAACTAAATCATTAGCCTTTCCAAATTTGGTAACAATTTCAGGTCTTGTTGTTTTAACTTGAGTAACTTGTTCATCATTCAATGAGTTATCTCTTGGCCAGTATTTTATATAAACATCAGATTCGCTATCAACTGTAGGTACACCAATCGCATTTGTTGTCATGTTTAGTACTCTATCTTTCAACCTTATCATTGTAAAATAGATATTATCCTCTAAAAACTCAAAACTAGCCATTGGTTTGATATTACCACTTTGGAATGTAGCACAAAAATATTCTTCGGTAAAGTAGTTGGATAGACTACCACCCCAAAGTTTTTCCAAATTAATATTTGCAATATTATAGTTTTTTGAACTAAATGCCGATGAATCTCCGTTTTCAATAAACAATGTACCAAACACCAAATAAGTTAGCGTTGTTTTTTGTACCGTAGTTAGATTATTGAACGCCTCGTTATCAAGTGATGATATTATAATGTCATATACCTCTTGGTATGTATGTGTTCGTTGGGTAACAGTTGCTTCCAAGAATGTTTCATATTCAACATTAAGTTTTTCGTTACACGTATTTGGTGGTGATGTCTGAGAATTATTCTGTGGTTGTGATGCCTCTTGTGTTTTATTAATATCATTTGACTGTTGTTCTCTACTTTGAACTTGTTGTCCTCGTTTTTGATTAATTTCACCAACAATTTTTGTAAGTAAATTTTGATTCAATTGTTGAATGTAATTATCTATGGTTGATAAAGCAATCACAGGTTGTCTCATACCAGTAAAAGTTGTCTCAAATTGACCAGGACTTACTACGTGTTCAACATCCATAATCATATACGCCCCATTGAACATTGGTACATGTCTTAGATTATAATACATGGTAGGTTGAATCATGGCGTTACCCAAACATTGAACTGTTGATTGATAACTTCTTGTTTTATAAATTGAATATAAACTCACATTTTGAGTATTGGTATTTTTACCATTTGCTTGAGCAATCATATTGTCCAACGCTTGTAAAGATTCAGCAGTCGCTTTACCAGGTTCTTGTGAAACGGTAAATCCGTGGAATACATTTTGGTTTCTAATACCAACATCCACATTAAATCCAACAACCCTATTAGATAAAGCCCAATCTGTTTTATTTGTTTGGTTCTCTAAAAGTGGATTGTCAGACGCTCTTCGTAAATCAAAACCATCATTTCTGAATCTAAAATCAGAATTTTCATTCATATCCAAAATCTCAGATGGTCTATCAACATAGAAACAAACTAACTTGGATGTGGTTGCTCTTGTATCAACATTTAGATATGTTCCCCACATTTTATTAGCAAAATCTAAACTACCTTCAATTTTAGGTGTTACATTCTGACTAACGTTTTGTACGTTATAAAAATTTATATACGCCGGCATTGGCATTACAACAAAGTGGTTCTTTGTTAGAATACCTGTAATGTAATCTTGTACCGTACCATCAACATTTAGTGAATTAAAGTAATTCTTTAAATCGTAGATGTCAGCAATGACAGTGTCTCCAATATTCCTACTTGCTCTATCCAAGAAGAGAATATCTTCAAATAATGTTTTGTTTGAGTAATCATAACCCGCAATCCATTTATCGTTTATGGCTTTAAATTGTTCATATAATTCACCATGTAGTTGTGTTCCTGTAACAACACTTGGTGTGTTTCGAACAGGTTGTGCGTCCACCAAAGGTAAATTTTTTCTGACTTTAACAAACATTGAATTGAAAGAGTTTGATTGGAAGTCAGCTTGTGTTGTTCTTAGATTATCAATAAGAGTTGTAAATTCAGTAGCATTCAAATCATTATTCAAATATTTTTGAGTGGCATACATCTTTATCAATGGTGCTGTTTGTATAACATTACTTTCGGTAAAAGCAATATTGTTGTCGATAAAGAAATCTGTAATAAATGAAGCCGAATCAGATGCAACTGCGGTCGTTGGATACGCAATACCATCAATAGTACTAAACCCTACGTATAAATCTAAAGCATTCCAAGCAGGGGCATTTATTGCTCTTGACTGTGCAACAGTTACACCATCACCAGGTACTGTCCCTGGTACATATGGTGCAAATGATATCTTATCGACAGGTGGTTGACTCGAAAATGAATTGAATAGTCTTCTGTTGAATTGTGATGGATTACCTAATTTCAATACCACATCATATTCCATGAAATTACTCAAAGTATTTGTAATATTTGCAAATTGTTTTTGCGTAAGTTCGTTTACCAAATCACTAAAGTTATTTGACCCCACATTTTGAACCAATAATATACTTCTAACCAATAGTTGGAAATTTTTATATTGTCTATCTTGGTCACCTTGGTCTACATTGAACACCCCAATCCTTGTGGTTCCATTTGTTGTTGATAATGAATAAACCGGTTTTGAGAAGTTTAAGAATTCTTGTTCCATTAAATCTAACACACCTCTTTCAAACACACCAAATACATCTTCAATAGATTTATAAGGTGATACCGTTTCATAACCATCAATAGCAAATGCGTGTTGTACTGTTTCAGTTATATCTTGAGTCAACACTTTCATGTATTCATTATATTGTGGTTTTGTAACTTTATCAGTCTCATAATAACCATAGGTTGGTGCCCCCCAAAATGTTCTTACTGTTCCATCATAAATGTTTGTATTACCTGAAACTTCCAAAATCATATCTCCATTCGCAAAACATTCGGATTGAATTTGTGTTGTATCGTCACCTATTGAAGGGATACCCCCCATCGAAGGTAATATGAAATATTCATTGTTTGTTCTTCTTCTTTTTACAAATGTACTCCACGGAGAAACTGATACCGTTCTATTTGCATCGGCAGAATCTTCACCAAAAATGTTTTGATTCAAAACATTACCCACATACAATTCACCTCTATCAATTGAACTTTGTATATCTTCACTTGTGTATGTTGCAAAAAGGTTATAACCATTTAGGAAGACATAGTAATCATTGATGAGTTTAGGATAGAAACCTACGTTTGTTGTGGTTTCACTTGTCCCTAAAGAGTCTACTGTTGTGTCGGCTAATACAATTGAATATGTTTCACCATTGGTAACAATCTCATATCTTTTCTTTATATCATTAGTGATGGGGTCGTAGTTATTCAAATAATCTTGTCCACTCCAAACACTATCTAATATATCAGTACCTGTGTTTACAAATGTTTTATAACGGTGCCAAATACTACCATATTTTAGAATCCAAGCGTAAGGTAACTTATGAATTGCACCATATTTTCTAAATGAAGCAAATATATAATTTAAGTCATTATAACTCTTAGTATTTTCATCACTTGTTTTATATCTCTCAGAAACCGTGGCTAATGGTAAGCTATTCAATAACAAATAAGCACCTTGTATAAACGGATATTCCTCACCATTCAACCAATCATAAGTTCCTTGTTGAATTGAATTTGTGAAATATGGAGTATTCATGATAGATGCTGTCTGTGTTGCTGTTGTGTTTCCATCATAGTCATAATAATTCAATGAACCCTCAGTTATAAAACAAGAATAAGGTGACCTTGTATCATAAAAGTCAGTAAAGTCATCAATTTGTGGATATACCGGGTCATTGAATCCAAATGAAGTCACAGGTCTATTACTCTGTAAATTAGTATTAGTTGTAAAATTGGCAATAAGTTTTTTATCCTCGTTAAAATAAATTGACCTCGAAGTGTTATAAACATTTTCAACTGAACCACTTTGTAATCCATCTTGTAAGTTTTCTTGAGTCCAAGTATTAATAACAAATGGATATGTATCAGTAACATCAACAGAATCAGATTTAGTTGATGCGATATAAGAAATCAATTTATCCAACTCTTTAGAATTGTTATTCACTTGAGCAACACCTGATTTTGCATACTCACCATCAAAAAGTTCATACGTATTTTCAGTTATTGATTGGATGTACCCTGTGACATAATAATCTCGAATAAACTGTTGTATTGCAACACCTTTACCCTCATTTGAGATTGTAGATAAATAATTTACATAATTTGTTGAATTGAAGTCATATTGTTTCAATTTATTTATCAAGTATGGGTTTGACTCTCCTAAACTTGTTACAATATTATCCGCTTCTAATGTTGCCATCACATCATAAATTTCGCTAGTTTGAGCAGTCTCTCTTGAGAGTCGAGTATAATGAGATAACATGTAAAATCTTTCCCAAATTTCAAAGAAGTATTTTATTTCTTCTTTATTCAAATAAGGAGCATTTGTTTGTGGAAATTCTAACGCATTTACCGTGATTCTTCTTACAGAATTAGTTTCATCATCAATTGCAGTAGACTCTTGTCGTTGTAAAGTTTCAGACGAACCACGCATAAATTCCTCAACAAACGCAACTTCAGGCCATGCTTTAGTATTATATGATTGAGTCAGGTCTCTATACGCCGGGTCACCAATATATTTTAATTGGAATCTTTCGGCATTACCTTCAGAAACTTCAACAAAGAATTGAGGCCATGGGTAAACTTCCGAATCTTCATTTCTGTCTTGATTTGACGCCGAAGTTCTTTGGGCTTTTATAACATTTTGTCTTACAGGACTATTTCTATTCTCATACGCATCTCTATGTACATCACTCATAAGTCTTATAAAACCTTCAGTGTTTGCCATAATAACCGCTATGAAATTTCTAATCGAAGGTTTAAATCCTATACCCGCACTTTTACTTTCAACAAGTTTTGACAATTTCAATGCTAAAGATTGTTCTATCTCCGTTTTTTTAGAGTTAGCCAATTTTATCATTTGATTTATTTGTGCTAAAAACGTACCATCTGCACCCTCAAAAACGAAGAATATATTGTATGAGTTTATATTACCACTGGCATCTGTTTCTAATATTTGGTCAAAATATCCTTCTTGAACTAATTGAGTTCTAAATGTCTCTATTTGCAAAGCAGTACCAGCACTACCAAAATATTCCAAATATGTCTTTTCCCAATCAACATTAGCTGCCTCCGCATTTACAATAAAATCAGGAAAATCAATTGAGTTTTGTATTGGAGATGTTCCTTTATCACCAAATGTTAAATTTTCTTTTAGAAGTCGATTGGAATTTACAATGATTGCCTTTAATTCGGATATTGCTTTTTCTCGAGATGTTGTGTCTTCTCTGAATTGTTTTTTTAATCTATAAACTCGTTGATTGTTTTTTGATAAAACCAAAAATGATGATGTATCAATATACTTGTCAAACCAAGATTCTTGTGGTGTTGAATACACATCTTTAGCGTAATTTTCAACATCAATAAGATAACTTTGAGCGTCAGTTAGTGGTCCTAAATCGGCTTGCTCCATAGAATTTGAAATGAGTAATTCAAATCTATCCATTCTCTTAATAAGTTGACTTAAAGTCAGTTCAGGAAAATCTGCTGGTAATAATCCTTTACTCTTATATTCACTATAAACTTCATGTATCTTTTGATACCCACCTTCTGTTATAACATTTCTGACCGCACCGCTAGTATTACCAACACTATTTTGAGCAGACCCCTCACCTTGTGTTTGAGTACTTGGTTGTATTTTATATGTTGTTGCATACATGTGTGGAGCGGCCAACAAATACCCAAGTTTTATTTCATTCAATATATTGTATTTAAATCCACGAAAAACTAAGGTAATCATATAGTTTCCGCTTTGAGTATTAAATCTCGCATTGAATGTTTCTAAAGCTAACTGATATCTAACGGCTTGACCGTAAAACCCTTTTATAGTTAAATAAAATTGTGGATATGGCAAATTAAAGAATACAGCATATGGTGATTGTTCTCCTTTTTCAAATAAAGCCCTACCTTGTATATCTTCGAGTTCCATAGTGACAGTAGGGATGAAACTCATACCTGTTTTTATTCTAATACTTGTAATACCAAGTAAACCAGTGTCAATATTATTATTTTTATCAACTAATTCATTAATGTAATAGTAATCATTATTTGAGTTTTGAATTATTCTTTCTTTTCTCTGATTTATAGCTTCACCTGAAACAGAATTTTTTCCTGTAATTTCATCAGTATATTCGTTTGTAAGAAAATTTGGACCATCCGGATTTTTTACACCAGGTCTTAGAAAATTAATTTCAGCTATTGATATGTTTCTAACAACGTCTTCAGGTGAGCCACCTACCGCTAATCTTGTTCTTGGAATTTGTTGAGCTTCCAAGTTGGCATACATTACTAAATTTTCGTGGTCAACAAGTCTTTCAGCAACATTACTATTATCATCAATAGTTTTATTTGGGTCAACTAATATTATATTTTGGTAGTCTAACTCACATAATATGTTACCCGAATTGTCTGGTGATTGTTGGAAAATATCATTGGCCATAGTATAAAGCTTGGTTATCTAAAGCAGCTTTATAGTCTTGTAATGAAGCTACTAATGGAAATGGAACTATTACAATAGCACCATCATTTATGAAGTTTTCTAAACCACCATATTTTGGATTAGCTAGCATAATTAACCATCCGAAGTAAGGACTACCATAAAATTCTTGTGAAATTTTATCTAATCTTGATTTACCAACTTTATACACAAAAAATTGGTCCGTTGGTTTGGACGGCAAATTAACATATGGTACAGTCTTATACTCACCATTTATCAAACTATATTGGTACCTATTGAAATATTGTCTTGCCATTAGTTAAGTTGTACTTTACCCATCCATGTTGTTTTTGATTTATTAGTATTTTTAGTACTATACAAGTCTAAGAACAATTGTTTTTCTTCAGTTGTTCCAACAGGACTTGTCGAGAAATCAAAAACTCTTTCTTTATCCCTAGTATAAGGCGTGAAACTACCAAAGTAAGTAGTATTATTAGTTGGATTAGCTTTGAACGCCTCTAACCAACTGATAAATAGTGTTTGTTCATTTTTACAAACATTATAGAAATCATCGTCAAAGTAATTTGAGAAATAATTTGAGATAGAAAAATCTTTAGATAAATCTTGAGAATCTATAACATCTTGTGTTATAACAGCATTAGTAAATTGCTCTCTTTTTACACTATCTAATAATATATGACATAATACCTGATAGGCTCTGTTTTCAACATCAGTATTCAAAAATGAACCTATTGGTGTAAATGTACTATTAGTTGTATTATAATCACTTGATAATAATTTTTCAGAAATACTTTGACCATTTATGGTTGTTGTAAACTCAGTATTTATTAATTCATAAAAATTATGTAGATACTCACCAATTGTTGCAAAATCATTTTTCAACTCTTCTTTAGTATCACTAACACCAACTGATGATGAATTAACTTGTGACGTACCTGATATGTGATATATAACAACTTCTTTCTTTTGTTTTATAAAACCATCAATATAATCTGTGTCATCATTAGTAACCACCGATAATTTATTTATCGTCTTAATTAAATCCATTTCTGCACTCAC